CTTCAAGTGGACATCTGCATTTCACAGAAAGCTCGCAGGCGCCTATACGTCGCTCAGCCCGAACTTCGTGGTGAAGAACTTCATCCGAGATATTATATATGCTAACACTATCGTGTGGGTCAAGGAGTCGCCTTCTTATGCTCTTCGTTACCATAAGAACGTAGGTAAGCTCGCGCTACAGATGCACCACCTTGTGTATCTCTACGATCACGACAAGCTGGATATGTCCAACGAGACGCACCGCGCGTTTAAGCTTTTCATGGAGAATGGCGGGGAGACGGGCTACTCGCAGCTCCGTAGTATGGACCGCCATAAGAAGGAGATCGAGCGTATGATGAAGGAGTCAGGAGGGCATATTAGTCTCAAGCAGGGCGTACGATTGCTCGGCGAAACTGTGGAGTTTGCCAACCGAGGTATCGAAGACCTATCTCGCTTCGCTGCGTTCCTGACGAGTAGACAGATGGGGCGAACTATCGACCGCTCTATCTACGATGCAAAGGAGATGACCGTGAACTTCAACAAGAAGGGGGCGGGCTCTACCTTCTCTAAAGCGCATATGCAAACGGGTAAAGGTAAGACCTCAGCGTACCTTTCAGGGTTTGGACGTAGCTTCTACCTCTTCTGGAACGTATCGATCCAAGGGTCGGTGAATATCGCACGCGCTGTGAAGAGAAACCCTAAGAAGGGCACGGCATACCTGGCTACCTTCCTCGCACTCGGTATTCTTCAGACGATGCTACCAGCACTCACTGGAGGAGACGATGATGATAGATACTGGAACTTGCCCGACTATGTAAGGCGTAATAATATCTGTTTCTTTGTAGGAGACGTGCTTGTGAAGATCCCTCTGCCCCAGGAAGCCCGCGCTATCTTCGGTATTGGAGAGCTCGGCATGAGCTACATGTCAGGGAAGGAAGACAAGACGCCCATGGAGCTGGCTCAGACTATCGCTGGTCAGATCTCTCAGGTGATGCCACTTGATCTCATGGACGACTCGGGGGCTACCCACGCACTCATGCCAAGCCTTGCCAAGCCCTTCTTCGAGGCACAGACTAACCACAGCTGGATGGGCCGCCCTATTTGGAAGGATACCGACTACAATAAGGCTATGCCCGACTGGACCAAGGCCTATAAGGCTACGGGCGGTGCTTATGTGTGGCTCGCGAAGGAGCTGAACGCACTCACGGGTGGCGACGACTACAAACAGGGATGGGTAAACATCAACCCCGCAAAGCTGGAGTACATGCTCAAGGGTTACCTCGGTGGGCTCTACACAGCGGCTGATCAGATAATCAAGTCCAGCGAGACCGCCTTCGGTGATCGTGAGTTCTCGATGCGTGACGTGCCTATCCTCTCAGGCTTCCTTGACGGAGCAGACGAGCGCAACGATATGCGCAATATCAATAACACGTACTACCACTTCAAGGAAGAGGCTAAGGAAGTCCTGCGCCTGGGTAAGTCCTACGAGCGTGATGCAGAGCAGGGGAAGGGCGACTACGCTAAGAAGCTCGACGAGCTGGTGAACACCAAGTCGTATGAGCGTGCGCTGCTCTTCGAGGATCTCAGTAAGGAGATCGAGGAGATGCAGAAGGCCCTGAAGGAGGCTACCGACCCCAAGGAGGCAGAGGAGCTACAGGCAGAGATTGACAAACAGAAGAAGGCACTGGTGATCCAGCTGCGCCAAATGAAATAAGAGAGAAGCGAATGAATACCTACACTAAGAAGCTACGTCGGCTGAGCCAGGTTGGCGGGCAAAAGAAGATTGACTCCGTTGGATCTACCAAGCACCACGGGGAGTACAGCCGAGCTATGGGCGTACTCCTCGAGGCGCGTCGTAGCTGGGACGCCATGTCACGTTTCCGAAAGGATCGCGAGCGGTGCAAGCGGTACACTTACGGGGATCAGTGGAAGGATGTCGTCAATGTGGACGGCAAGACGATGACCGAGGAGAAGTATATCATGGAGCAAGGTAGCGTCCCATTGAAGAACAACCTCATCCGTCGCCTTGTGCGTAACGTCCTCGGTGCATACCTCAAGCAGACGAAAGAGCCCGTGTGTGTGGCACGAGACAGAGACGAGCAGCGACTCGGAGAGACGATGAGCACTATCCTCCAGTACAATATGCAGCTCAATAGTATGACCGAGATAGGAGCGCGCTCTATGGAGGAGTTCGTCATCAGCGGGCTAACGGTCCAGCATAAGAGCTACGGGGTGCGTGAGGGTCGGCTGGACTGCTGGACGCGAATTGTCAATCCGAGCATGTTCTTCTTAGACTCCAATTCGCAGGACGTGCGCGGGTGGGACGTGAGTATCATTGGTGAGATCCACGATATTGACCTGCAAACGCTCTTCCGAGAGTTCGCTGGCAGCCGTGATGAGTGCGAACGCCTGCGTGAGATCTACCGCTATGCACGTGACGGGGAGTACGTGAGCAATTACTTTTCGGATTTCCCTGACTTCGGGTATAGTGATGCGCGTACTTACGACTTCTTCACAGGCCGTGATCCGCGTCGCTGTCGTGTCATCGAGGTATGGCGTAAGGAGACGAAGGAGCGATACTTGTGCCACGACCCCAACAACGGGGAGGTGTACAAGATCGAGACGGAGGACTACGGGAAGATGGTAGAAGCTGTGAATAGAGAGCGTATGGTGATGGCGGCTGAGCAAGGGATCCCCGAGGAGGACGTGCCACTAATCGAGGCGACGTGGTTTGTAGACGATTATTGGTACTTCTACTACCTCAGCCCCTTCGGCCATATCCTAAAGGAGGGAGAGACCCCATACCACCACAAGAGCCACCCCTATGTATTCAAGGCCTATCCCTTCATCGATGGGGAGATCCACTCCTTTGTCTCCGACGTCATCGACCAGCAGCGATATACCAACCGCCTCATCACGCTGTACGACTGGGTTATGCGCTCGAGTGCGAAGGGGGTACTGCTTATCCCCGAGGATAGCATACCTGTCAATACAACTCCCGAGGAGTTTGCGGAAGAGTGGAGTCGCTTCAACGGGGTAATCGCCTTTACACCCAACAAGCAGGGGGTACTGCCCCAGCAGATCTCGAGCAACGCCACGAATATCGGCATCGGGGAGCTGCTGAATATCCAGCTCAAGCTCTTCGAAGATGTGTCAGGGGTGCATGGGGCACTACAGGGTAAGCCAGGCTTTGCGGGGATGAGTTCCAGCCTATACGCTCAACAGACGCAGAACGCGACGAACTCGCTGGTGGACCTCATGGATAGCTTTAGTGCGTTCACAATACAGGGGGCGTATAAGGATGTGAAGAACATTCAGCAGTTCTACGATGAGAAGCGCGTGGTGAATATCGCGGGCAACGACTCGAGCCTACTCCCCGACGACCCCCGCAAGATACGTGATATTGAGTTCGACCTCTCTATTGCCGAGAGCTCATCGAGCCCTGCATATCGACAGCTGGCTAATGAGTTCCTCCTCGAGGTGTGGAAGGCTGGGCAGATCACGCTCAACCAGCTGCTGGAGGTGGGAGACTTCCCGTTTGCGGATAAGCTCTTACAGAGCCTCGACTCGCAGGCCGAGCAGATGAAGCAGGGCATAACCCCCGAAGGGATGAGCCCCGAAATGCAGCAGCAGGCTATGGCTATGGCTGATCCAGCTGCCGTAGAAATGGCTCACCGAGCCATCACGGCAAACTAAGATAGGGACGTGAAATGATTAGCCCCGTGCTCGACGTTGGTTGGGCACGGGGCTAATACTATATAGTGGCTTCGCTCACGGGCTTTGATCTCCTGCTGGCGGCCCGTCGCTGCTCTGCCGTCTTTACCTGTATGATCTTGGGTAGTGGCATTTCCTTCGTATTGGAGCTGATGTACAAGCCTATTGCGCGCGTCATCAGAAGGTCGTCATGCTTACCGAGGATAGCTCCGTATGCTCCATTCTGTTTGCGCTCGTAGGTGATGTACTCATTCAGGCAACGCTCGTCACGCTCGACGTATAGCCCTTCTCGGATGAAGGTGATAAGCACGTCGATGATGATAGGCTTCGTGTGCACGTTCGTATGGAAGCCGTACTTGCGAGGCACGGAGTCACGTATCTCATCGGCAGACTGCGGGCGTGCATACAGGTTGTCGTACACGTCTTTGATCTGATTGAGGATGAAGTGCGAATGATCTCCGTCCACTTGTCGGTTGGGGTCTTTGGTCTCGAGGGTGTTACTCTCAATGACAAGGAGGGCCTCATCGTAGTACTTGGCGATCTGTGCAGACTTCCACGCAAGTTTGTCCATATCGATGTGCCCGTACCACTGAGCCACGACTACGGGCTTACCCCCCTCCATCATAAAGAGCCTGTCGAACACACAGATGACGGAGTAGTCAGCACCGCGGCTACGCCCCCCAATATCCACCACGACAAGGTATCTATTCGTGATGCGCTCGCCCGGGTCTATCTCGGGCTTCTCCCAAATAGTGAATAGTCCTTGGTGGTCTTCAACAAAGCGCACGCCCGTGATAGCGTCCTCGCCCGTCGCTCCATTGGCCACGACGTCACCCACGAAGCGTGGAGGCTTACACGTAGGTCTCAACGCTTCCACTTGGTACATGTCGAATACGCGTTGTCCTGAGTGGACGAAGGCTTCGATGTCGTCGGAGGGGAACTCAGACGCCATATCCCCGTGGTCGCTCTTGCTCTTTCGCTCCTGGATATACCAGTGTATCGCCTCGAGGGTAGCACCCTGCTCCCATAGCCACCACAGGTATTTACCTGGCTCGGCTCGGTCGCTCGCAGCATAGTCCGCTCTCCTGTTCTTCCATAGCTCAGTGGCGAAGGCTTCGCGGTCGGGTATGTCAAGGCTGTACTGCTCGATCTCAAACCATGCAACGAAGAGGGCTTTGAATTGCGAGTCGCCACGACGGGCCGCATCATACTCTCGTTGGAAGAAGTTCCCCGTACCATTGGCGGTGGACTCATACACGATCATAGTGTGGGGCTTGTAGAGCACCCCCGAACAAGCGGAGCGGATGATCTGCTCGGGCGTCTTTCCCTCGGTGGTCTTCCATAGACCAACCTCAGTGCAGTGCACCAGGTTGTAGTCACCACCACGCGCGCTGTCGGGAGCTTCTGCTGTCCCCAGCTTGATATTGCACGAACGCTGAGGGATGCGCCTCACGTTTCTCTCCGACCCTATGCCGATTAGCTTTGGCTCATTAGGCTTGAACGATGCCCCTATCGGGTATAGCCGCTCTATGGGGTAGGCATTGATAAGACGCTCGAACATGTTGCTAACCTCGGTGGATGCTGCTTTGACGTGACCGACGATAAGGGAGTTCAGTCCCACCTGGTGCACCAGCTGAAGCCACGCCATATATATCTGTGTGGCGGTAGACCCACCCCACTGACGAGCCTTCAATAGGATAAGGCGTATAGGAGCACCAGCAAGACGCTGACGCTCGAAAGCTTCGACGAGTTTGCGCTGTGGGTGATTGAGCTTGAAGCGCACGTCAGAGCCACCCCCCTTGCGTTTGATGAACACCTGGACCGCAGCCCAAAAGAAAAAATCATGCTTCTCCCTTAGTCGGAGGAACACCTCTACGAGTGCCTTCCTGTTCTCCTCCGTCTCCTCTCCGTACCTCTCCACAAGGAATTTGGATATGCTCCCCGCCTTGGATAGACGCTTGATGAGTGGTATATCCTTCATCGAGGTAGGCAGGTATTGCACCTCCATAGCACCGAAGTCAGAGAGGCGCAGCTCGAAACGCTCCAGCGGTGATCCTAATCCCGTGATAGGATTAAATGGTGCATGGAGGGCTTCGAGCCGTCGCTCATTCTCTTGCAGTATTCGTGCTACTTCTTCTCGCATTGGGTGAGGTATCCAGCTATTAGGCCCACGATGAAGCCCCAAAGGTGTACGAATTGATTGATGAGAGGGAATATGCAGCTAACGGCAAAGCCAACGGCAAGCCAGGTAAACCACTCGCGTTTGCGTACCACCTGGGGAGTTACCATGCCTATCAGGGCGTAGCATGCACCTGAAAGCCCAGTCGTTGGTAAGGTGAGAATGTGCGCATCGCAGAGCCCGTACAATGTGGCCACGGGGAATAGCGACGCAATGATATAGGACGTCAGCAGCTGTCGTGCGGTTACGCCCATATAGAACACCAGCGAGAGTAAGCACCAGCAGTTTACAAGCCAGTGGAAGATGGACGCATGAAAAAGCGAGTAGGTCCAACGCCCCCACCATGGGCCCGCATTGTATATCCCTACGCTTCCGTGGGGAATGGGGAGCAAATAGAGGACGAATGTAAGCAGAGCGATGGCGAGGCTTAGCGTTTTGGTCTTGTCTTGCATAGGTGCTTGGCTTCGTTAATCTTCTCGTAGGTCTTGCGGTCGGAGAGATAGAGCTTGGGGGCTGGAGCATTGACTACCCGTATCACTGCATCCTCGAGAGATAGATCTTCGTGGCTATTGAGAAGTAGCATTACACGCTTGTATATCTCCTCGTACATCTCCTGCGTCGAAGGCGTTTTGATAGGACATTCACCACCTAAGCGTATCATCTTCTGAATGACACGTATTGCACGATCTTCGGAGACGAAGAAGCGGGAGTACTCGCTGTTCTTCACATGCTGTACGACGTTCTTCATGTTTATGTAAAAGCACATCGAAGTATACTCTCTATACTTCGTCAGTATCTCACAAAGCACTCGGTGCTTGTACTCGTAACACGATCTTTTGCCTGGCATAGCTCGCTCCTTTATTTTGGTATGCCTTAAAGATACGTATTAGGGGGTTCAATTCCAATATATAATACGCAATATGTCACAACATTAGGGCGGGTGCTTTATAGATTTGCTTCATCTATAAAATTAGGCTTATGGAAATAGATGAACAGAAGGACCTTGCACCCGCAGATCCCCCTGCTGCTGAGGTGAGCAAGCGTGACCGACTCAAGGCGCGCTTGAAGGACAAATACCCCGACGACGATATGGACGACGACGAAGTCCTCGCTGGTCGCATCAACGACGACTACGACGACTACGAAGGCCAGTTAGAGGGATACAAGGGGAGAGAGAAGGAGATCGCAGGCCTCTTTGGCCGTGACCCCCGAAGTGCGAGCTTCATCTCGCGTTGGGCTGGTGGCGAAGATCCCGCAGTCCTTCTTGTCGAAACGTTCGGAACGGAGATTACCGACGCTATCGGAGACCCTGAGAAGCAGGAGCAGATCGCGGAGGCTAATCAGAAGTTCCTCGACCGCATCGCTAACTCCGAGAAGCTCGAGAAGGAGTACGAGGAAAACCTGGGTGAGTCTCTCAACGTGATTGGCAAGCTCCAGGAAGAAGGCGTACCCGACGAGGATATTGACAAGGCTATGGAGCTGCTCCAAAACATTGTCACTGACGGGGTGCGCGGGAAGTTCACACGTGAGACTATCGAAATGGCACTCAAGGCTATTGGCTACGACAACGCAGTGGCAGAGGCCGAGGAGACGGGACGCGTGGCAGGGCGCAATGAGAAGATCGACGTGAAGCTCCGTAAGCCCGAAGAAGGCGACGGCACGGCCAACCTCTCGGGAGGTGGCTCAACCCCTGAAAGACCTACACCCAACCTGGGTGCTCTTGGTGAAGCCTCAACGCGAAAGAGCATTTGGGACAAGGGCAAGATGAAGAGAGTTAAGCGAGAGTAATATCAACCAACTAACCAAAATTAAAATGAATAAGAAGCAAGTAGTAACTAACATCTCAAACCTGGGTCTGCTCCTCTTGGCAGGCATCTTCGGGGGCGGTGCTATGGCTGTCGTCGGTCCTCTTCCTGATGCAGGTAAGACTGATAGCGGTGCAGCCGTAGGCCAGGGTGGTAAGGAAACGGGCAACGAAGGTATCGCCAACCGCACCACGGGTGAGGCTGAGGGCGATCCCGACTACTATTCCAAGGCCATTGACGAGCGCATCACGAAGATCCGTCCAATGTCCACCCCTATCGACCAAATCAGCCGATACTCCGAAGCTCGCAAGATCGACAGCATGGCGGTAAAGTACCCCTCAGTAGGTACTCGTCCTATCTCGACGACCACATCCAGTCTGATGGCAGCACAGCAGGCCACCGACGCCAGCGTCAAGCTGGCGGTTGCTGACGGGAGCATGTTCACGCTCGACGATACGATCCGCGTCGTCGGTGTCAAAGGCCAGTTCGACGAAAAGGGCAACGCTTACCCCGTAGGCACTGCTCCCGACCTCGTCCTCCACGTCTGCGGTCGTGACCCCAGCACCAACCTACCCGTCGTATATGCTGTCAATGGCGAGAAGAACGCGAAGGGTCAGCCTATCCTCGTACCACAGATCGCGCAGAATACGCGCCTCGTCCGTATGGGTAAGGCTTGTGCTGAGCTTGACGCACAGACGGGTCGCTTCAACAACGTCCCCACCTTCGAGGAGCAGTACTGCCAAAACTTCATGATCCAAATCGAGCAGTCTACGATCGACAAGATCTCTGCAAAGAACGTCAAGTGGGACTTCTCGGACCTTGAAGAAGATGGCATCTACGATATGCGCCTTGCGCAGGAGAATACCTACCTCTTCGGGGTAAAGAACAAGATCGTCCACCCCTCTAAGGATGGCTCTGCCACGTGGTTCACGGGCGGTATTTGGTATCAGGTTGGCAAGGACATCGAGGTCGGTACGTACGTCGCTGCGACAAAGCGCACCGACATCTCCGATGAGCAGCTTGTAGATATCTCCAAAGACCTCTTCGTGGGCACGGGCGTCGGGAACAAGCGCAAGGTCCTCCTCTGCGGTAGCGAAATGCTCGCAGCGTTCTCGAAGATCAAGAGCGACAAGTTCCGCCTCAAAGAGTCGGTAGAGTCGTGGGATCTCCAGTTCAAGTCCTGGATCACCGACTTCGGTGAAATCATGGTCATGCATCATGAGCTCTTCGACCTGAACGGCATGAGCGACTGCGGTCTCGCTCTTGATCCCGAGTTCCTTGTCAAGAGTACCTTCCTCTCATGGCAGCGTAATATCCTCGACATGAAGGCAGCTGGTATCCGCAATACCGACGCAGCCGTCATCCAGGAGATCGCCTGCCTGTATCTCCGCTATCCAAAGGCTCACGCTCGCCTCAAGCTGAAGAAGGCGTAAGCCTTAGAGTGTCCGTTGTCTTTTGTGATGTGTCTGTAAAGGACGGGGGCGGATGCCCTTTGGTGTCTGCCCCTCCTTTATTATTAACGAACGAAGAACGAATGAATAAAAGATATATCTCAGGCACTTGCCTTAGCCTTAGCCTCGGTTCAGACGCTACGTCCTATCGTCACATTGCCTTTGAGCCTCAAATGGAGCGTGGCAGTGCATACGTAACTGACGATGAAGAGGAGCAGGCGGAGCTGGAGGCGCATCCCTACTTCGGTACTTACTTCGAGGAAGATCCCTACTACACGGATAGCTCTGAGTCCGTAGAGAAGGAAGACAAGAGCGAAGAAGCCCATGCCGAGAAGAGCGAGGGTGTTGTCCTCTCCTTCTCTAACGAGTCCGACGCTAAGGAAGCCCTCGCTACCGACTATGGTGTAGGCCGCTCTAAGATGAGATCACGTAAGTCCATCGAAGAAGCAGCTGAGTCCGTAGGTGTAAAAATCAACTGGACGGACGTCTCACCCTCTGCCACTGACGACGCTGACGTCTCAGACGCTACCGACAAGGAGTAATCCTCCATGGAGTACGCTATCGAAGAATTGAAGCGGTCGGTAAGGGTGGCACTAGACGAGAACAACACCAGTGCCACCCTTACCTCTCTTGGCGACGTCGATACGCTCAGTGTCGAGGAGATCATCGAGAGTAAGCTGGAGGATGCTGCGCTCATCGTCCACCGCGACGCACCACGCCACCTGCTGGATGTGGGTCTGCCCTTCTCGGGGACTATCCGCTGGGAGAGTGCCGTCGGCTATGGCCGAGGCGTAATGACGCTCCCTGCCGACTTCCTGCGTCTTGTCACCTTCCGTATGAGTGATTGGAGAAAGGACGTCACAGAGCCTATCTATGAAGACGACCCACGATATGCTTTACAGCTTAGCGCCTTCTCAGGCGTTCGAGGTTGCCCCGAGAAGCCCGTGGTAGCTCTTATCCAAGCTCCCGAGGGGCTGACACTGGAGCTATACAGCTGTGAGGCTGGGGAGTCTATCCAGGTGGAGAAGGCTCGCTACCTACCTCGCCCTAAGATCCGAGAGGGTAAGCTCACGATCTGTGAGCGTCTGCGGGAGGCCGTGGTCTACTATGCAGGGGCACTCACCGCGCTCACGCTGGGCAATGGCGATCAGGCCAAGGCTCTAATGGAAACCAGTAAGACACTAATGGAATAATGAAAGCAAGGCTTGTGAACTTAGGCGTATTCGCTACGCTGCTTGATGTGTATTCGCGCTTCCCACAGGGAGGCGTGGAAGGCGACTATGTGGTTGTCGACGGCAAAGAGCTCTTGTGGGATAAGCATCGACTCCGATGGGGTGACGCACCACGCAACGACGTAACGGAGCTGCGCCCTGATCCAAGCCCTTACCCAGGTGTTCCAGGAGGCGGAGTAAGCTCTATTGAGCTGGGGCGTCTTCGCTCCGAGGTAGAGAGCTTACGAGATCGTGTGGGTGAGCCTAATGGCATTGCTCCGCTCGACTCCGAGGGTCTACTCCCTGCAAAGCACCTGCCGCCCGAGGCGAATATCGAGCACAGAATACGCACTGAGCTCAATGACAGCATCAGTCCACTTACGGCACGTGTTCTGCGTCTTCTACAGGGTGACCCCTCTTTGCAGTGGCTCTTTGTAGAGTCTGCTACGAGCACGCGGCGTGTGGAGCATGTGGTCCGCTACTCGAATACATATAAGAAGCTATCCGTACCAGCTGGCGTCATTCGCCACCTCACCATGGGGATCGAAGGGGTGCGCCCCGACCGACCACTCTCCGACTACAAGACGTGGGACGTACCAGGTATCGAGGTGGATGTAGATGATGCCGTCCGCAACCTCTATGTGTATGCACGATGCAGCAAGACCGAAAACACGGGGACATTCGTCACCAGCGATGGCTTCAAGCCTATGGAAGGCGAGGAAGGCTACTACTACCTGCTTGTCGGTATGCTGAGCTCACTACCTAACAGAGTGTTCACACCTCTGTACGGTCTCGTGGAGATACCAGCGG